AACGATTATATTAAATAAATAGTACTAAAGTTTGATAGTGGTTGGGTATGAAGAGAATTTAGGCTCTGTTGTTGGGTTCTCTATCTCATATAATCTATAGATCAATTTGAATAATTCAAAGTTCTTTTCTATCTCATCTACTACTTTTAACTCCCATCCTTTACCCTGTAGCTTCTTACCACTTTTATCAGCTCCTCGAGTTGATGCTTTCAACCAAAGTATAGCTGTTCTGTCGATCTTAATACCTTTTGTTTCTTCGATTGATTTAGCGTAGGCTGCTAGCTGTAAGTCGTATGATTTATGTAAATGGTTCGAAGTCTTGAAGTCAATTAGCCAATTCTCATCATTCATCTTTACAACGATATCGGCTGTTCCTGCATACTTATGTTCATCTGAGTAGGTAAATTCTTCTGTGAAGATTAATTCAGGTTTTGCTACTTCCCAAAACTCTTTGAACTTCATAATCATTCCCCATACCAATTCATTGTAGCGGGCATTACCGTAATCATCCATCCACTGGATTTCTTTTCCTTCTAATAACTCTTCGATTGCATTATGAGTTTGAGTACCTTCATCTCCGGCTCTTCTCATTATAATGTCTGAGTTATGTCCTACATCTTTCAACCATGATTCAAAGAATTTATTCTTTGGCATGTATTGTAAGATTGAAGTAACTGAAGGATAGAAGACTCCTTCTGATCTTTGATAAACCCTTCTGTCTAAGAAGTTAATCTGTTTTAAATCTGGTTTAAAATCTAATCGTTTTTTTGCATGTTCTGAAAGAATATTTGCTCCTTTTTGTATCATATTATGATAGTTTGTAGCGGAGTAACTTTCCGAAGTCCATTTCCTCTGCCTGTTGTACATAACGAGTGAAGCTTGCAAAGCCCATCTCGCTTGGATCTTTATCTTGCATATCTACTAGATATACTTTCTTTCCCATATTCAGAAACTGTTCCGTGTATGAGAGTGCTTTTTTAAATGCATCCCTGTCTAGGGCTACGTATATATCTTCTACCTGACTTGATACTATCTTTTTTATTAAAGATTTTGATAAAGACTTACCAAGTATCGGTACTGCGTTTCTTTTTACTGCTATTGCATCAAATGCTCCCTCTACAAGTATTATAGGTTGGGACCAATTAATGAGGTTTTCAAACATTATAATATCTTTAGAGATCTCTGGACCTCTGTATTTATGGTATGCATCCTCGTAGGTCCTTCCTACAAATGTATTTAGTTGATTATTTTCGTTATATGATGGAATAATCACTCTTCCTGTATATTCTCCTGAAGTGCAATAACCTATATTGTATTTTAGGAAGTCTCTATCGGTAAAACCTCTTTTATAGAGGTATTTTCTTACTTTATTTGCTATAATAGATGTGGTTGATGCTGTATAAAGAGCTTGAAACTCTTTAGGAAGTTCTACAGAAGTTGTAGGTGCATACCCTATTTCGTCACCTTTTCTTACATATTTAAGTATTTCATACGCTTGTTCGGCAGGTACTTGTAGTTGTTTAAGTAAAGACTTAATTGTACGTCCTTTAAACCCACATACCCAGCATTCAAAAGGATTCTCTCCTTTTTCATTGGTATACATGTTTATTTCTAGTTTTGGTTTATGATGATTGCATTTTGGACAGGTAAAAGCATAGTTCTCCCTAGCTCTTTTGTGGGATTTTCCTAAAACGTTCTCTATAAAACCTAATAAAATATTACTACTCATATACTTGCATAACCGATTGACATCTTAAGATACGAAAAAAGACTTGAATAAACAAGCCTTTCTTTTATTATTTTATACGTCTATTACTTTTATTCTACCTGTTTTATCTTGCATTAAGTTATCTATCTTAATTGAACCTCCTGGTCCTTCTAAGTCTGGGTATATTCCTAACATTTCTGCTTCTTCCATTATATCATCAATTGGAACATCTTTCTCAGACCCTGTAAAAGGTTCTAGATTATCCATTGTAATGATTCCTAGTTTTGGATTTCTAACCTCTACATCGTATATGTATACGAAGTATTTAGTCTTTTGTCCTTTTATTTGTTGTGCATCTTCTAATTCTTCTGAATCAGTAGTTACTTTTTTTACTTTATTTCCTACTAAAAATACTGCTCCATAATCTCCTTCTCCTAAATACTCTCCTCCTTGATCAACAATATCGTTAACAAGTTCTTGGTATTCTTGGGAAGGGGTAATTACTTCTTTTAGTATTTGATATAGGGTTATCACTATGCTTTTTGTGCAGAAAACTTTCTAGCAATTCTTGGAAGTGTTTGTCCGTAAGGTCCTTTTACTTCTCCGCTTTTAACTTTTGCAATAGCATCTTCTTCAGAAGTAGCCATTACATCCCAATCATAATCATCATCTCCTGTATAAAAAAATACTTTGTATTTTTCCTGTTTTCCTTCTCCTTCGTATACAGGTTTTTCACCTCTATTAATTCTAGCTACATTATCTGGGTTAGCTTTATCTAAAATTCTATTTCCTTTATCAGGATCTCCTTTATATTCTCCTGGTCCTTTAGCTATTTTAGTTAAAATCTGCATAAACTCATCAGAAGTACCTCCTTTAGTCGTACCTAGATACTTTGAATACCCTTTAAGCTCTTCTTTAATTATTTCTACTAGCTGCGATCTTTTCATTATTTACTTTCTTTTAAATTCTTTTATGATTAAAAACACACTCAATACAAGTACTATTGTTATGTAGTAGTAAAATATACTTCCTTGGTCCATTAGAATCTTGTGGTTACTGTTACTTCTTTCCAGGTTTAATTATAAATAGTAAAGTATTTAATAGAATTGCAAAAGCACCTATTACTATTATGCCTGTTAGTATATTCTGTATCATTAGTATTCTTTTATTCTTACATTTAACGTTCCTGTTCCTTTTATAAGTCTATGATAGACCTCTTTTGGTATATGTATTTTATCTTTTAATACCTGCGGTAATTCATTATCGAATTGAAACATCCAATCGGTAGATTCTAATATCTCTACCTCTCTATCGTTTTCATCTCTATGCCATACAAACTCTTCTTCTGGGGTATCTTCTGTAAATTTTCTATAAAGATACTCTGATGTCTCTAACTGAAAGTACGGTCTCATATTACCAATAACCAGAGTAGTTTTTCTTCATTCCTAACTGTTTTGAATATCTTGTTAGCCTACAAGACCAGTACCCAGGAGTTGTCTTATCTGTTTTTTGATCACAATTATGTCTATCTGCAAATGCTTTTCTTCTTTTAGGATCATCCAGCTTTACTGCTAAAGCTCCTCCTCCATCTGCTGCTCCAAAAGATACTTTTACTACATTTCCTTTTTTATTTTTAGTATAAACGTAGAATTTTTTAGATCCTCCTCTTTTCGGTTTATTTAAAGGAACATCTTTACCTCTGTATTCTGCTTCATCAAGTTCTTCATCGATCACTGGAAGATCTAAAGGAACTTTCTGTCCTTCATACATTCCATACTCTCCAATATCTGTTGTTTCTAGGAGAAGTACGTCTTGTTCGTTAAGAATTATTTTACCGTCTCTAAAGGCTTGTCTTGCTTGAGCAAATAATTGTACAAACGAATCAGAGGAATACCTGTAGACACATTCAGATAGTGTTAGATCATTATCTAAATGATACTGAAGGTTTGGTAATCCTATTATTTCCTGTAATTTTATCATAAGAAATCTTTTCTAAAATATCTTCCTTCTATATTATCATTTATATAGTTGGAATCTGGTTCTATTACTCCTTTTATAAATAGTAATTTGTTTTCATAGTAAGTATGAAGCTTTTTATTTGGAGTAAAGATAAGAATTTCTCTTGAGAATTCCGACTGTTTACCTTCTTTTATTAAGCCTTTTATTTCTGAGTGAGAACCATAGTAGGTTTTCCAATCAGATTCTTTTCTAACTATTTTAGATTTGCTAGCTCTTTTATCTGTTATTAAAGCTAATTCTTTTTTACCTAAAGCTTTTTTTGTAACAGAAATAAGTTGTTTCTTTCCTAAGTATTTTCTACCGGTTGGTAGATGTATTACTTCATAGATAAACCCGAAGTTGTCTCCGGGCATATCTTCTAGTTCTTTAATTTCTTTGTTTTGATATAACCACATTTTTTGTTTTATTCTACGTTAACGATACTCGTGCCCAACCTCCTACTACTTCACCTGTATATACATACATTCCTATAGCTCCTGCGCTTCCTGATATCATAATACTTCCTGTTAATGCTGTTGCTGGTGTTGTTGTTCTTACTGCTAATTGTAAGATATCTTTTACCATTAAGGAACCTGTTACTTGAAATGTACTTCCTGATGCGAATACTAAGTTAGATCTATTTGCAGAGTTGATTCCGTTTCCTATTATAAAAGCTGAATCTGCTGAGGATGTCTGGTTGTATCTTCCTTGAACGTGTTGATGAGCTCCTTGTGCTATTGTCCAAAGCCCTTCGGCATGTGAATAATCTCCTTCTGCTAATGTATTGGCTCCTTCTGCATGTGAATAAGAACCTGATGCTGTTGTACTGCTTCCTTCTGCATGAGATGCAATTCCTCGGGCAAATGTATTGGCTCCTTCTGCATGTGAACCTTCTCCTAATGCTGCTGTACTCTCTCCTTCTGCATGTGAATAATCTCCTTCTGCTATTGTACCGTTTCCTTCAGCATGTGAATAAGAACCTGATGCTGTTGTACTGCTTCCTTCTGCATGTGAGTAGTCTCCTGTTGTTACTGTAAAATATCCTTCTGCATGAGATGCAATTCCTTCTGCTGTTGTACTAACACCTTCAGCATGTGATCGATCTCCAATTGCTTGAGTATTATATCCTTCTGCATGAGATGCAATTCCTATTGCTCGAGCATTATCTCCTTCTGCATGTGAATTTGGTCCTGATGAGGTTGTATTGCTTCCTTCTGCATGTGAATAAGAACCTGATGCTGTTGTACTGTCACCTTCAGCATGTGAATAAGAACCTAATGCTGCTGTACTGCTTCCTTCTGCATGCGAATAAGAACCTGATGCTAATGTATCATATCCTTCTGCATGAGATCCAATTCCTCGGGCAAATGTACCACTACCTTCGGCATGAGAAAAATTTCTAATTGCTTGGGTATAACTTCCTTCTGCATGAGAGTATTGACCCGATGCTTGAGTATCCAATCCTTCTGCATGTGATCCTGTTCCGGATGCTAAAGTATCTTTTCCTTCAGCATGTGCGTATTGTCCTGATGCTTCTGTTAGGTACCCTTCGGCATGTGTTCCTATTTCTGCCGCCTGTGTCTGTCTTCCTTCAGCATGTGAATATTGACCGCTTGCAACACTTGAAAATCCTTCAGCATGAGATCCTGTGTTTGAAGCAGCTGTACCATCCCCTTGCGCATGTGAATAAACCCCTCCTGCTGATACATTACTGTTACCTTGTGCAAAAGGTCCTACTACCTTGACTAGACTACTTCTCTGTATACCACCTGTAATGTCAGTCCATTTTGAAGGTAGTGGAAGAGTTATACTTGAAGAACTTGGTGGTTCTCCAATTAATACACTACCTGTCTTAAAGAAGGTAATATCACTTCCTGAAATGGATGAAGAGTAGTAGTATGAGGAAAAGTTGGTGTCTACTTGTAGGTAGGATAATGCTGACCCTGTTACTGTTCTTAATGTAATTGCCATATTTTTAAATGTCTATTTTTACTATTATTGTCATTTCTGTGTTTGCTGGTTTTGGAGTTGGTTGTGAAAGTTTACCTACTGCAATTAGTTCGTTCGAATCATTGTATAGACCAACTGTTGTGATATATGGTTGAAATGCACTTCCTGTTATATTATCCTTTCTATCCCCGTTGTCTACTTTCCCACAAACCTTATACGCAGTTCCATCATTGTAGTAAGTTGTTTTAATTGAACTACTTAGTGATGTCGGGTTGTATGTATAGTTAAATTCCGACTCTCGAATTCTACAGTGGTAATTATGTGTAAAGATTGGGTGACTTGATTTCCAACTAATCGTATCAGGCTGTTTATCGTTTAATGCTCTAGCTACCCCGGGGTTTGTTATAACCATAAGTCCATGAGGGTAGATAATATCTCCAATATACTGTCTTGGTGAAGATCCATCTACATACAAGTTACCCTCTCCATCATCCTTAATATTAAACTCCGTAGTTATTAGTTGAAATTGTGATTCATCAGTATAAGAAGCACTCCAGTAATTGTTATTAACATATAGTGACTTCTGTACCTCGGTATATACTAGTTGTATTTCAACTCCTGGTTGTAAATGTGTTCCATATAAATCTCTAGGGATGGAATACATATAGTTTCCTGTACTCAGTTTTCTTGAGTTTGGAAAGTTTAAAGTTGTCTGGTTATAATAATCATAAGAATGTGAAACTATTTCAACTAATGAACTTATAGTAGAACCACTACAGGCAACTGTATTTACGGTCACTACATCCTGTTCTATGGGGTAGTATAAGTGTCTCAAACTACTAAGGTAATCAGTACTTAGTGTCGGGTTAGTTTTTTGACCTATAAATGGTGTACCCTGTTTTATTGCTGGGTTGATAGATTTTACTTTACCTACTACTTGTGAAGTTATTCCGTAGTCGAGAAAATCACTACCTGATACTACCCATGATTTGTGGGCAGTATACGTCGTGATGTAAGCGTCTTGTTTGTTTAGTTTTTTGTAAGCACTCATTCATTAATAGTCAAGTTTGATTCTTATTAGTGCCTCTTTTGTAAAATCTTTTAATAACGGTTTAGATAGTTTTGCAACTCCTAGCAAATCATTATTATCGTTATATAATCCAACAGTTGTTATGTAAGCTTGTGGTGTATTAATCATTACATCATATCTCAATTCTCCTGAACTAGTTATATATGATGGGTTTGTTGAATAATTATATTCACTGTTTCTTACTCTAACAAATACGTAGTTAGATGTAACGGTTTCTTCTGATTGTAAAGTAAAGTTTCCACCTCTTCTAATCATTGCTGATCCCGATGTTAAATTTTTATTTCTAGGAGATACTATAGAACCGCTGTCTATTAATAGTCCAATTCCACCTCCAGCACCTGGGGCTGTATTTAGTGCTTGTCCATTTAATACAATAATTCCTACATCTGGGTATAATTTACCGTATGGTCCTGAGTTTGCAGATGTTCCTGTTTCATTGTATCCTGTAAAAACTACCCCTGCTGCACCTGAAACAATGTCAAAAACTCTTCCTGCATCTGAATAAGAAACTGTTGCTGATGTTTTGCTATTATCGGTGAGAGTTATCTTATTTGTACCTGATCCGCTTAGTACTAGTGTAAGTGTACCTGGGTATAGCTTTTCTTTGTATCTAGATCTGTTAACCGATAGTACGTATATTGAATCTGGAGTAGTTGTTCCAAATCTGAAATCTGTATCTTCATCCCCATTTAACAACGTTCTATATTGACCGTAAATTACAGAAGATGGACTATACCCTTGTATTGAAGTGTCAAATGGTACTGATCCTGACCCTTTCCTGTTACCATAAGCAATTGAAAACTGAACAGCTGCTCCAGCTGCAGTTGATGCTGTCTGGTACATGTCGTAATAATATCCACCTGCTGTAGAACTTTCCTGCGATAATGACGTACTCATGGCTGTCAAGACTGTTTGCTGTCCTGACCAAGCCGGTGCTACTATTGATTCAGCACTAATCGTTACATCTTCTGTATCTAATCTTTTAAATGACATATCTTATTATTGTGTTACTTTTACAATGGTTACCGGTATTGTTAATCTAGCTCCAGAATCTCTACCAATTACTGTAATTGTTGTCTGCAATGTTTCGTTAGTTCCAAACAGTGTATTAACTGTAGTTCCAGTTAAATTGATTGATGTACCGATTACTGTTTTAGAAACATTTGTTCCTAGTGTAGTTGTTAAATTCAATGCTGTAGCATCTGGTGTGTTTATTCCTACTCCGTTATATGTACTCAGTACCCTACTATCTGCAATGGTTGCTACATACCCTGATGATTCAAATGCTTGTGATGAACCTAAATAGTTTAGTGTCTGTGGAGTGATTGCTAAGGAAGCTCCTTGTTTTAACCTAATTGCTGAGAATCCTAAATCAAGAACTGGTAGTTTTGCAGTACCTCTTGGAAGTGTTGTTAATTTATACTTCATGATTTGTGTCTCATCTGGAAATGCTTCTAGTAGTGGCATATTCTCAATAGCTACTCCATAGTATGCAGAACCTGATGGATGATCTGGGTTATACAGTGTATAATCTATTTCATCATCTGCTAAAGCAAACTGTGTTATCTTAAAAGTTCCGTCACCTTTAGCTAGTAGTTCTCTACCTTTTTTAGTTAAAATAGCATCAACGGTTACTACTTGATTACTTAAATATCCCATTCTTTTTTGTTTTTATTTATAAATATACGCTTTTTTAATTTAGAATACTACTCACCTTACATACTACTGGAAACGATATACCCAAACCTGTCTATATGTAAAATATCTCCAGATACTTTTACCTGGACTTTTCCTCTCTGAACTCCTTGTACTTTATTCCCCTGTATCTTAAACACTAGTGATGGGGTAGAGAGGTATACTGGTGGGGCTATTGGGGGACTTACCCGAGTGATAATCTCTTGGGGTTGTGTGTAATTATAACCTCTTTCTACAGTTAGTTTGTATAACGGGGTACTATAATTTCCATTATTTGGGTAACTGTCTACGTTTTTTATTTTTATTAATTCTAGACTAGATGTTACTTGTATTATATCTCCAACTACGGGAATAGGTGTTGATAACGGTGCTAGTGAGTTTAA